AGGGTCCGTAACTTCCCACAATCGGCATGTTTTGGTTGTTCGCGATATTGAACAAGTATCCGCTTGAGCCTGGCGCCCACCGTTGCGGACCGCCAACATCATCAAATGTCCTTTGCTGCTCGCCAACGTCATCAAATGTCCTTTGCTGCTGGCCAGCATCACCAAATGTGCTCTGAGGTCTTCCCGCATCGCCAAAATCGGTCTGTTGCCAGCCGAGATTGTTATTGCCGCCAATATCCGAGATTGCCGAATAATTGCCGAAATCTGGCAGCGAGCCGGGAGGTGGCGCACCGCCCAGATCGAACGGATTTCCGAGAATACTGCCAATGCGCCCGCTCTGCGTGCTTGACAGGTTGGCCAGATTGAATTTTGCAGACTGCGACTGTTCCTGAATTGCCTGCTCTTCCGGCGTCAATTCCTGCGTCGCCGTAAAGCGCGGAATGTTGTAAATCGATCCAGTACTAGGATCGGCAAAGGAATAGGTCCCCGTGGGATTGTAGCTCAATGATCCAAGCGGCGTGACTTGGTTCGTGTTGTTCAGAAATGCGTTCGCGACCGCAGTGCTCACATTCGAGCTTGTCTGCGCTCCGGCCGTCGCGATCGGATTGGGCGGAGTTGGGGCGCTGCCCTTGCTCATGACTTTCCTTTTGCCCTTGGCGGCATGATTGGATTAGCGCCCCAGAGGACTGTAGCTCAATGATCCGCCGGGAGGCTGGCCCGTTGCTTGGTTCATGACGTTGGGGAGAACCCCCGGCGCCGTCACCCCCGGCGGCATTGTGTTCCCCGGCATCCCGCCCGCCGGAGGCTGCACCCCGCCCGCCGGCGGCTGCATCCCGAATGGGGACGGGTTCATGCCAGAATTTCCCATCATCGGAGCATTATTCTCCGGCAGCCCGCCTCCGCCGATCTGGTTGGCCAGCACGGCCTGTGTGATCGCGTCGCGCCCTGTGGGGCCGGGAAATCCGTTATCATCGGACCCGCCCATTCCAGGCATCGGCATTGATGGCTGTGACTGCGGCATGTTCGCCATCATCCCTGGCGCGTTCATTGTGGCGTAGGGTGCTCCCATTGGCGCATTCGACGCGGCAAAGGGTTGAGCGCCCATGAGATTTGCCATTAGGCGGCCTCCTTCTCTATCTGCTCTTGCGCTTTTTTGCGCTCAAGCCGTTTCGCGATCTTGTTCGCGCACCAATTCTCGTAGGTCAGATAGCAGTATACACCATCCCGTTCGCGTCCAAACAACCGCGGAAGCGTAATAAATCTATACCCAAGCATGGCCAGCATACGCAGTAGCCGCTCGTCGGAGGCCAGTACTTTCATCACGACCATTTGGCACCCGCATTGCAAAAACGGATATTCATGCATGATGCGCAGCGTCTCGCGCGTCGCCCACTGTTTACCGGGCAGAGCGGCGCCTGAGATTTCCATCAGTTGCGCCTCGATCGAAAGGTGGTGATAGACAAGCCCGGCGATGAGTTCGTCGTCATCATCCACAATCCCGATCGCGCGGCAGTTGCCAAATCCCCGCTCGCGCACGTGCGGGATCATCCACGCGACGAAATCGGCCACTATCTCATGCTGACCGAATAGGTACTTCATCAGTCGTCGCCGCCGTCGCCGCCGTCGCCGCCGTCCCCGCCGTCGCCGTCGCTGCTGTCGCTGTCATCATCGGAGGATGTGTCGCCCGTGGCCGCATCGCCGCCGTAGGCATCGCCGCCGTAGGCATCGCCATAGGCCTCATCGCCATAGGCGCCACCAAACGATCCGCCGTACGCGCCTGACCCTGGGGGGCCCTCGTCGCCGTACGCGCCGCCAAACCCGCCATAGGCCCCATACCCGCCATAAGCCGCTTCAGCCGCGGCCATGGCCTCTTCTGTGGACATTCCGGTAGGGTTGCCGCCGGGGCCGCCGGCGAGACCGCCCGCGCCCCATCCGGCACCGCCGCCCCATCCCCCGCCCCATCCGGCGCCGATGCCGGAGGCGTCGGGAACGCTGCCATCCCATGCACCTCCGCCGAAGGGGCCGGCCTGAGTTCCGGCCGCCGCGCCGGGACCGCCATAGCTGGCACTGTAGTCCGGGCCGTTCAAAGCGCCGCCAACTGGCCCGACACCTCCCAAACCGTAGGCGTCGGGGTTTGCTGCCGCCACTTCTCCATACGGATCGCTTAGAGGGCTGCCGTAAGTGGCGCCTTGAATGCCGCCGAAGGGGCCGCCATAGATACCCTGTTCAAGACTTGCATAAGCAGGCGCGGCGCCGCCCCGGCCTCCCTGTAGTTCTCCGCCCCGGCCCTGCCCTGTATAGTCAGGCCCCATCCCGAAGGGAGAACTTTGATAGCCGCTAAAATCCGGCGCCTGGCCGGGAAGGCCACCTATGCCGGAATGGGGAACGGCATCGCCTGAAAATGGCACGCCTTCCTCATCCACGGGAACGCCTTGCATACCTTGCGCGGGCTGCGCACCTTGGCTGTGGGTTGATGTCATTCCCTCTGGATCAAATTCCTCTTGCATCGTTGGCGTCGGCGGTTCCTCTTCCTGCTGCGGATGAACTTCCTCTTCCAACCCGCCCCGAGCCGGATTGAACCCGCCATAAAGAGAGGAAATACCGGCTTGAGCCTGCGTGGGACCAACCTGTCCGGCCAGCGCCGCCTGTGCTGCGGCTTGTTGCCCTGAGGTTAATCCCGCAACTGGCGCCCCGACTGGCGGGGCACCCGGCACGCCGATATTGACGGAGGGCGCCGGCCCCACTGACGGGCCAAGCTGACTGGGATCATTCACGCCGCTGAATGGGCCGGCAGTGTTGCCGAAACCGGCGCCGCCGACATTGGCGCCCTGGCCCGCGCCGCCGACATTGGCGCCCTGGCCCGCGCCGCCGCCGCCCGGCATCATTTGCGGGGCTTGCTGTGCCATCATCGCTTGCGTGATCCAGTCGCGCAATCCGCCGCCTCGTGCCATCATAAGTCTCCCTGTGTTAGACGTTGACGCCTGCGGGCTCGTAGGTGACTGAGGTCGCAATCAATTCTACACTCGGAGGCGCCTGCTGCGCTACTGTCACCTGTACGATCAGCGCATGCGCAAATCCGGTCTGGCCAATGGATTGCCATAGCGTGTTGCGCACGGGCGCGACCGCCGTAGTGAGCTGGTCCCATCTGGCCACGTCCCATAGCCCTTGGTCCCACACCTCTTGTACGCCAGGATCGGCTCCCGGTGCGGGCGGCGGCGGTATCGTCACGACGTAATCGACCGTCGAGGCCAGTTGGGGCTGAAATGGCTGACCTCCGGTCGATCGGAATGAGGTTCGCGCCTGATGCCAGACTACTTGATTTGCTGGGGCTCCAAATGCCTCCCATCCGCCGACGAGAGTAGCCACATAGGGTCGGGTTCTGATCGCCTGCGCGCTCGCGTCGTAAACGTCATCCAACCCTGTCCGCTCCGCCTGGGCGATGAACCCGTCCTGAGTTCCGAAATACATATCAGCTCTTAATCGGAGAAAACACGTCGCATCCCACCCGACATTTCTCGCCCATGCGCCCGTCGTGTTGTTCACAAGCAGACAACAGCGGTTCCCAGGCGATCCGCCCGGCGTACTGACAAATATTGAACTCTGCTCATCCCACTTTTTAATCGTCCATGACCATGCGCGTTTGGCAGCTACCTCGCTATGCCACATGATTTCGATGGTCCTGGTCAGCATGGCGAGGTCCAATTGCCCCGCATCCTTGCTGATCGCCTGCGTCAATGGAACGATGCCATCGACAGTAAGGATCAATTTATCGCCGCCGACCTGCAAGTGGCCGTTCATACCTAAGGGAGGCGAGATGCTGTAGCGGCCCTGCTGCCGCCAATTCGCCGCATCACTGGGATTGGTCCCAGTGAAGATAATCACTTCGCCCTGGTCTGTGCAGAAAATACATTTTTCGTCAATTCCATCGCCCGCGTCCATCGACCATGTGGCGCCAAACAAGAGCTTGCCGCCCTTGGTTGTCGATCCGGCGAGCGGGATTTGCGTCAGAAGGCCGCCGACCGAATTGATGCCAAGATACCAGGCATTCATCGAATTGGCTTCGATGAAAAACAATCTGTTACGGTATTTCCAAACGTAGGAGAGATTAAGCCCATTGACGACATTCGTTCCAATTGGTCCAACAATCCAACCCGCCCCGTCCGATGCGTTGGCCGGTAGCCAGAATGTCGGATGCGCGATCCGATCCGCGGAGAATGTGCCCGCCGCTGCGCTCGTATGATTGGTCGTACATTTCCAGTAGCTCCGGTCGGTCACATCGTAGCGAACATCATTGACGACGTAGGCCGTGTTGTTCGCCCATGCGATGATAGCCGAAGGATCGAGCACAACCCATGTGGTCCCGTCGAACCGCAGCGGATAATCGCCGGTATCGTTGCATGCGATTAGCCAATTGGTTCCAAGCGCACTGACCGCGGCGTTCGCGAATTGAGCAGATGCATAGTTTCCACTGGTCCGCCCACTCGCGATCAGAACCGGCGTCGTGCCCGTCACGTCGAATAATTTTGTGGCTTGGGCAGCATACATGCGCTGAGTTGAGCCAAACTGATATTCGAACGCGGAAATCACCGGCAACCGCGTGTGCGCCGTCGCCGTCCAAAAAGTGGGATGTAAGATACGATCCGCGGCGAAAGTGCCCGCCACTGCGCTTGTGTGATTGACCGCACACGTCCAGAAGGAATAATCACTGCCGTCGTAGCGCACGTTGCCGATCACATACGCGGTATTATTCAGCCATGCAGCACTATCGAGCGCGTGCAAATCACAGTAGCGAATGCTCCCGCCCCGCAATTTCACGCTGCGCACCGTGGGCGTCCAATTGTCTTGCACAAGCGTTCCGCCAGGCTGCATGAAGGCTTCGTTCTCATTTAGCACAATCCCCCTGGTCGGGGCGGGCAGCACCGTTGTCCGCAAGTTCTGGGCAAACTGCTGGTCGACCGGTTGCCGTCGAAAAAGCGCGTGTTGGCTCATCCGTCACCTCACGGGATCGGGAACGGATAAGGCGTGCGCGCAAATTTGGAAATTGGCTGGCGCCCGATGATAATGGGGCCGGGACTGTCGCCGCCCATCGCCACGCCCATCGCGTCTTCCCACGTCCCCATATCCTCTGCGTAGGGCGAGCCCTTGGATTTTTTCCATTCCCAAATTATGCCGAGTTTCAGAAGCCGTTCGTCCAGCCGAAAGCTGTCATTATCGGCAACGAACATTTCCCCAAACGTGCCTCCCGGCGACGCAAGCACAACCGGGTTCTTGTCCAGATAGGAAAATCGCACGGTCTGCCCCGTGGCCAGGATCGGCGCGATATGAATTTTACCGCCATAATTGATCCATTCTCCGCGAGCATCATAGAAATTTGCCGCCCTCCTGCTCATCCATTCGTTCAAATCCGGAACAAACATCATCGGGAAATATGCGGAAGTCGATCGCCACAAATCGCCATTCATGAGGATGCGTCTGAAATTTGCCGGAAGGCTGAACCCCTCCGTTGCACCATCCCCCGTGAATTGCCCGGTAAGTTTCAGGACGGTCCAGTCTCGACTATCGGCGGCAATCCGGGTAGCCATTTCATTGGCGTGTTCCAGCATTTCCGCCATCGTGCGGTTGCTGCCGACGCCGGAAAAGACCGACGCGGGTTGTGGCACGCCGATGAAAGCGCAAACGCTCTTGACCGTCGAAAGCAGCGTCATATTTCATGCCACCTGATCTGCCTCTGATAGCTTCGGCGTGGCATCGACCGCCATGCGCAGAAGCGTCTTGCGTGCCGGATTGCCAAGCACCCTCCCCCCGGTCTGTGACTTGATGTATTCCTTCAGTTGCGGATCGCTCATAGCGTCGAGCATGGCGTTGCCGGACGGCGGGGTTTCCGACTTGGCCTTCTCCTGCATTGCCCTCCTGGCAGCAAGAGCCTTGTTGTAGTCCTCTTCCAATATCTGATTGCGGGCTTTCAATGCTTCGAGGTCGAGCATGGCGTTGCCGAACGGCGGGGTTTCCGGCTTGGCCTTCTCCTGCATTGCCCTCCTGGCAGCAAGAGCCTTGTTGTCCTCTTCCAATATCTGATTGCGGGCTTTCAATGCTTCGAGTTCCGCCGCCATCTGACTTGAGGGCGCGGTTTTGCTCGTATCCTCAAGGAAGGCAACCGCCTGGTTCTTCAGTTCGCGCCCGCCGAGCCCGAGGTTCTTGAGTTCCTGGCCGTCGATGTGAGCCAACGCCTCGATCGTGTAGACATTCAGCGCCTTCAACTCGGCGCGTTTTCCTTCCGTGAGAAACGGCACATATTCGAGCGGCGTACCGGCCTTGGTCTGCACATCTTTCATCTTGAATTGCCGATACTGGCTTGCAAATCGTTCCGCATAGGTGCGCTTGATCTGCTCGCCGGTAAATTGGTCGTAGGTCCAGTCCGAGAAAGCAGTAGCCGGAACCACCTTTACGTCCCTCGATCCGGGGATGCGGATTTCGCAGACTTCCATGTCATCGAAAATCGGCCTGCCCGCCTTCGCGCTCTTGGCAGTATTCGGGATTGCATGGTTCTTGAATAACGGGACGAGAGAAGCGTCGGGGTCTTTCGGATTAACCGGCATTTCATTTCCTTTCTATTAAAACACCGCCCGCCCATCGCCCGGAGGACGGGGACGGCCGGGCGGGCGGTGCGGTGGCCAGGAAGCGGGTTGGGATGGGGGGGCACTTCCTGACCGCGCTCGCTTATTTCCCCCTGACGTGATCGCACGTGACGGGCACGGCGGGACCGTTTTTCGTCGGCTTCGGCTTCGGCTTGGGTTTTTGAGCCATCGGAGTTTCCTTTTCCTTTTGTCGCGCCCGGTCCCGCCGCCGCGGTGATGATACAGCGGCGGAACCGGACTGGCCGGCTATCCACCTAGGTGGCCGGGTTGCTGTCGTACATGCGCCAGTTGAACAGCGGGTTCGTCTGAGTGAGTTCTCCCATCCAGCCGATGAATTGCGCGATTGCATCTTTATCAATCGGCATCTGACCGTCACCCTCGAACAGCTTGTCAAAATTCCTGTTCGGGTGATAGCGAAGCCGGAACGTGTCGGTGTTCAAGCCAAACGTGGTGTTCGCTGGCATGTTGGAGCCGATGCCGCCGTCGAGCACGATTTCGGCGCGTTTTCCTCCGCCTATGTATTCAAGCGCGGAGAAGCCGAGCTTGCCGAGCGACGTTTCGTTCTGTTGACGTTGGATGACTACGGTTGCCGCGTCGTAGGCCGAATAGTGCTCCGGCGACATGATTAGCAAATCGGCATAGTCGCGGCCTCTCGACATGCGCGTCATGACCGCATTCAGGAACGGCCGGATTGTCGCTGATGTCACCTGCGTACCGATCGCAGTGTTGTAGGTCTGCACGTCGAAGGTCTGTGTGCGCCAGATCAGCGCAGTTGCCCTATCAATGCCGGCGTAGGTGCCGGTGTTGACCACGATCGGAACGGCCGTCGCCAGCCCCGTGATCTGTTTTCCACCGTTGGCCGTTCCATCCGAATAAATGCCGGCGTCCATGGTGTCGGAAAGGGCGTTCTCTGCGGCACTGATGTAGGTGTCGTACACGTCGAGCAACTGCGCATCGCCCTCGTTGTTCAACACCTCTTGCATCGACAGGATGACCGGAACCGCCACCATCTTCGGCTCCCAATAGGCATCGTTGAACAAATCCAGCGCCGGGTTAAGCAACTGGTCGTAGCCGCTGTACCACTGGGCGGCTTGCTTGCCGATTTGCAGCGTTTGCCTGATACGCGGACCCGAGTAGGTCTGCCATAGGCCCTTCCGCCTAATCACGGCCAACAGCGCGTTGTTGTTGGAGACCAAATCCTGATAGTCGGAGGACCGGTCCTCCAGGCTCATGCTCAAGATTTGCTGATATTGAGCATTCGTAGTGATATTGGGCATTGTCTATCTCCACGCCCGCATTGTCAGCGGACCACAAAGGGATCAGAGCGACCCATGCGCGCGCTTGATTGCGGTGGCGATGGTGTCGCGGCGTCCGGCCGATTTCTTTCTGGTCTGCCCGCTCGAACCATCGGGCGCACCGTGAATAGACCGGTCACTGATACGGGTCTGAGCCGTTGCGGTGCGGGTCTGAGCCGCTCGCGTGGCAGGCTTTAATAGCTCTGCCCTTCTGTACGCTGTCGGCAAGTCGAAGCCTAGGCGTAATTCCTTCACTATGATATCGCCTAATTCGTCCAAACGCGGATGAGCGTCGGCAAACCGGTCCACTCCGCCTCGCGTCTGGGCAAAGGCACGCTCATATTGCAATTTTTGCTGACTTTGCGCAAGAGCCCTCTGCTGCTGATGCAATTGGCCCAATTGGTGACGGATCGAGGCTTGAGTGTTCTGCAATTCCAGCGATTGCTGCTGCTCCGGCGTCGAGTTCACGATGTGCCACGCTATATCCCTCAAACCGATCCTCTGACCCTGCGGGGTCCGCAGGTTCAAATTGTTGACGATCACGTCCAAGCCACCGATAGGGTTAGTTCTTAGCTTGTGTTCCATTGGCACGTAATTGTCCAAAGCCTGCTTAAGCGTCGTGCCCTGCTGGACCGCCATTTGATGGTAGCGGCGGATGGAATTCATCGTTTCAAGATCGGGCTTGAACCGCTGATAGGCGTCGGAAAACTCTTTATGCATGCGGTGAACGCTCGCCCTGACACTCTCAGGTGCGGCGCCCCATTCGGCCCGTGCCCTTTCATCCCATCGCTTTGGTGCCTCCCGATAGGGGACACCCTCCGGAAGGACTACGGCCTTGATGGACGCAGGCTGACCCTTCGCCCCTGGGGATAGCTCAGGGCCAGCCTGCGGCTGCGGGGCGTCCTGAACCGCCTTCGCAGCAAAATGCCCGTGTTCGGCACGGGGACGGGGTTCCTGATCGTCGGGGCGCTTCCTAAGATTGAGCGGCTCCCTTTCGGCTTGGCTCGAAGGCGCCTTCTGCTGTGGCTTCGCCTTGCCCTTGTCGGTTCCGGCCGGTTCGGTCGCCTTGTCGAATGCCCGCTTGATGGCGTCACGTGCAGCCTCGCGCTTGCTCTGCGGATGATGCTGACCCTCTACATCGCCCACCGGAGCATTCGGCGCCTGAGAGCCTACCGGCTGCGGTATGCTCACCGGGTTAGGGTTGATCGGAGTTTCGCCGGGCGGTGGCGCGGTCGGCGCCGCCGGAGCGGCGGGCGCTTGCGTCGTATCAGTCATCGGTCAAAGTCTCCTTTGCCGCACTCCCTTGCAATTCGCAAAGGGATCGGCTAAATAAAAGGCACTTCCCTTCAACATGGTGCCCTCCTTGCCCTCCGGTCCAAGCCGGAGGGCCTTTTTCATTTCCTTGTTGTTGCAGCCTTAACTGCCCACATGGCAGCGTTTGATCTTATCCACCGTCGACGTGCCGCTTGGATTGAATGCTTCACGAACACGTATCGCTCCCAAACTTCCGTGTGTCTCTGTCATTTTTCTCATTCCTTTCAATGTAGTGTTCAAGGTCGTCCGTGTTTAATTCTCCGGTCCTATGACGCAAGCCACGCGGTCGCCATCCATGGCAACGATGTGTCCAGGCGGCACAAGGCGGCTGCGCAGAACGATTAGGCGCCCATTCGCCGCGTCCGCGAGCCGACGCGCCGCATCCAGCATGTTCTCGTGCGCGTAAAGGATACGCGCACCATGGAGCGGATCGGGCGGAACGTCGCGAACGAGTTCGCATGCTGCCAACAGCTTGGCAAGCGTGAGCGTCGTGAGCGGAACAGGCGTGTTAAGCCAATTCATCAGACCAACGAAGCGCCTACTGTCGAGCGGAGGGTGGAACAATGAAGCCTGAAAGGTGTTCTCTGCTCTGCTGCGCAGATCGCTCGCGTCGGGCTGATTGCACGTACATGTCGTCATTATCGTCTGATCCTCTTGTGTCATTGCCGTCTCCCCTTGTTTTGAATTGCGCGCCTGATTTGCTCCCGGCGCCCAAGTTTTTTCGGCAGCTTCCTGCCCTTGGTGGCCGCATCCCACTCGGCAACCTTTCCGGAACCTCCGAGCGCCTTGGTTCCGGCCGGCGTATGCGCCCATCGCTCTTGAGCCAGCGATTTATATGGCATGTTTTCCCTTTCCGACGTCTTGCTTGGCTTCCTGTGCCCGCTTAGCCGCCGTGATGTTTTCAATATAGCGTTCAACCGAGGCCCATGCCTCTTCCTGCTGAGCAGGCGCGAACATCAGCACAGCTCGCGTCAAGCAGAATGCATACGCGTGAATAGCCTCCGTAATTGGCCTTCCCGCGCATACGTTAATAAGTTTCACCACCGTCTCGTATTCTTTCTCTTTCGCGCGGGCGGCGTCCTTGCTTGAATTCCGTGATAGCTCGCTCAATGGCCTTGCGCCGCTCCCGTTTGGGATCGAACCGCTGCTTGGGTTTAAGTTTTTCATTCCCGACCTCTGTTAGGCCAAGTGAACGGCCGACCGCCCTAAACTTGGCCTTGCTCGTATAAAACCTCCCGTCCACCTGCTCCGTTTCGGGCATTTCATCCGAAATCACATACGGCGTCGCCAGGGCCGACCGCTTCGGAATAACGTCCGCCCTCTCAATCCGCCACCGGCCAGGTTCGACTTCAACAAGCCTCATGGCGGCGGCGTCCGGTACACGACGGGCATTCCGGGCTTTGCAACTACCTTAGTCACAGGAATACCGTAGCCGTTTGCTGCCTCCGACACGGGAACGCCCATGAGCGGCGCAATAATCGTCACATCGACGACGGGCAAGCCGCCGGATGATACCGTAACTACCGGAGTTGACACTAGCGCCGGCCTTTCTTGCCCCCGCCTCTGCGTACGGCCGCCGTCTTTGGCCGATGATGCTTCGGTTCCTTAACCGGCGGCAAACCGCCCGGCCCTGGCTTCGGCACGGGGGGGTAGCTCACGTCCGAGCCCGGGGGCTCGTTGATCGAGGCAAGCCCGCCCGGAGGCCCCTTGTTCGGGTCGTGCGGGTCTGCAGGAACATCGTGATCGAGGGAATTGCGCTTGTGGTCAGCCATTGAAGCCTCCGTTGGGTGACGCCATGATGAAGATCATCCATCAGGTGAACGTCCAAGTTAGCGCCGCGGTCGTCACCGTGCCCGCGGTAATCACAACCACGGGCCACGTTCCGGCTGTTAGCTTTTTGGTCACGGCCGCGGCTACAATCGTGGTCGAGTTTGTGAACGTGGTCGCTTGCGCCACGCCGTTCACCCAAATCACGCTCTGGCGCGTGAAGCCGACGCCCGTCACGGTCTGCGATACAGTGCCGCCGCCCGACGCCGTGTTGTTCGTCCCGAGCGACGTGAGCGTTGTCGTCGGCGGTGACAAGCTCGACGCGTGCATCTGGTTCGCTGAATTGCCAAGCCCGGCCACCGTGCCGACACCGACAAAGTTCCCGAGGTCTCCGGTCGCCAGCAGGGCGCCAGCAGGATTGTAAATCGCGGACGAATAGGTCTGCGTAAACAACGTCTCAGTCCCGGCTCCCTCGCTCGCGACGCTGGTGCTCGCCGGAACCGCACCGCCCATGTTCGGCGCCGGAGGCGTCAACCCGCCAATGCCGGGATAGGTGTTCTCGCCCCCTCCCGCCGTCGCGCCCGAGCCCGAGGCCAATGCGGCGGTATTGGCATTGAACAACACCAGCGATTGCGCCGCGCCGTCGTCAAAGTAGGGTGGCGCGAAATCCTTCGGGTTGACCCACGACCAATTTTTCGGGTCGTTCATCGTGTTCTTGGTAAAGTTCGGTGGGTTCGGCGGTGTCGCTCCCGTCGTCGCGAAATTCGTCGGTGGCGTCGGCGACGGCGGCGTCACGGTAAGAGTGCTCTGGGCCATGGCTCTGTCTCCTATAGGTTGAACTCTTATAGCATGGGGTGTGTGATTTGCCTATTCCTGATAATCGCTCTGCGATGCCAGCGCCCCCATGCCAGTCGGAGCCGCCCCGGCTAGGCCGTATTTGCGCAAGATGTCGATCAGATTGTCGTTGACGGGCATTTTTAAACGGTCAAGTTCTTCCCGCCATGCACCATAATCGTTGCGGCTGCTTTGTGCGTTCTGCTGCATAACTTTTTCAGCATTCGGCGACGGTTCCGGGCCAAGCTTAGTACCGGACGGAGCTGCAACCTCGGCCATCGCCGCAGGCGCGGCTCTTGGCGCGGGCGTGACTACCTTGCCACCTCCGCCGATCGGCCGCAGGGCCCATGCTTCAAACGCTTGCCGTGTCGGTTCTGGGCCAAGCCTAAAATTTGCCTCAGACACCGCTTGCTTGCCGCGGGCCGCGGCCGCTGCCAGCCGCGCCTGATCGAGCTGCCGCAACGCGGGCGCAGCCGCCTGTGCCGCAACTTGCGGGCTCCATTTGCTCGCGACCGCGACAGCCAAATCCTCTGCACTCATGACCGCCGGCGGCGGCGCGGGCGTGACTACCTTGCCACCTCCCACACCGAGACCGCTGCGTCCCAGAGCTGCTCCCATCGTTCCATAACCGGTCGTATGATAGGCCATGCCCGCAGAACGAGCGGCTAATTCATGATTGATCTGGTCTTGCCGCCAGTCGTCAATCTCTGACCGCTGGCCAGGTATCTCCGGTGTGACAGCAAATCTCGGGTCGCCTCGGAGCAGCGCCCCGCCTGTGTCCGCTAAATCACCAAGGCGACCGGCAATGTTGGCGGCCCCCGTTCCAGCCGCACGCAGTCGTTCAGCAATCGCCTCCGCAACAGGGTCAAGGCCTGGGTGCGTGTAGCCAGGATCATCCGCTAGCTTGCGCATCCAGTCGGTGTTGCTCATCCACGGCCTCCGCCTGCTCGTCGTCGGGGTTTAGATTGCCAATGAACCTTACCGTCGGTGTAAGGCCAAGAGCCAATGAGCAGCGGATCGTCGCACCATCGCCGCCCATTCCACGTCTGGAACGTGTTGCAATTACGGCACCAAAAAGGGCCTTAATTCTCGCGGTCGTGGCACTCTTCATCAAGGCCACAAACTCCGCCCGGATCAACTTGTCCTCCGCCGCAGCCAACACGATTGAACCTATCAAGATGGCTCCGTCCGTTGAGTTGCGCCTGGCGACATACGCGTTCCAAAATTCGCCCTCCGGCCGAAAGGATAAGCAGAACTCCAGGCATTCTTGTTCCATATCACCCCTCATACGTTGCAGACCTTGCGCGCGTAGCTGATCTGTGCAGGCTTGTATCCCCGCAACACGGCCCCGACGTACACCGCAGCTACACCATGGGTCTTGACCGCGGACCGAAGCTCGGCGCACTGAGCCTTGGTTATGCCAGTTGACCGGCGCACCGCGGCGTCAGATGGGCCAGTGAGAAGCGCGAGCAGAATAAACCAATGCATCATGTCTCTCGCAGGTCTGGCGGATGATCGGCCATCCTTGCCAGGGTCAATTCTGTGCCTCTGTTGTTAGGGCATTCGGCCTTCGTTGTGTCGTAACCCCAAGGCCAAGAGCCAATGAGCAGCGGATCGTCGCACCATCGCCGCCCATTCCACGTCTGGAACGTGTTGCAATTACGGCACCAACGGCGACGGAGAACAGTGATGTAGTCGTGCTGCTTGGTCATTGCCGCCCACCTCTCTCGGCACACCGCCGCCGCCGCATGTACTCACGCTGGTACGCAACCTTATCGAACCTGCCACGCCGGTACGCAGCCTTGTCGAGCCTGACCGACGTGTTAGACTTTTCCGCCGCCTGGGTGTTAGACTTTTCTGCAAGAGCGGACGATTTTCCCACGCAATAATGCAGACGCCCAACCAACGTCATGTCGCGCCCGCACGCTGGGCAGGGGTCAATCGCCCCGTAACGGTCGATCGAGCTCACAGAAATCAAAAAAATTGACGGCGGAAGGCCAGGTATTTTGCTGCCTCTTTCGTGGGTGTTGAACTCAGACAGCAGCCTTCTGGAATGGCCGGGCCCCGGAGGACGAACCAATGAAGCTCACTTTCGTTCTTCAACAATGTTGCGGATCGTGATCCTGATGTCGTCGTCATCGCCGGCGCCGGTGTGCTTGACCTCTTGCTGCGGCCGGCCCCATCCGCGCGCCCATAGGGCCTCAATCGCAGAAATCCGCACGTTGGGCGGTACAGTCTTATCGTGGGCAATATGGCTCATGATCCGCACGGTTGTGTTCGTGTAGGATCGGCACAAGCTACGTATATCCTCAATTCGTTTCGCCATTTAGGTTCGGGGTCGACCCCTCCCGATCTAATCGTTATCAATGGCTGTGAGCACCATGACTATGGCGCCAGCCAACAGCGTGCTGACCGTGAATATCGCGATTGCGGTCAGGCAGGATGCTACCACGTTAACCCGAGCTGCGCTAGCCAGTTGTGGACGGCGATTGCCAGGAGCACCATCCATGGCTCATGCCAGTTGTCAACGAAGTGGTCCCACCAGTCCATCATCGGTTCCGCTCCGCAGCGTCACGCTCCGCACGATTGAGGTCTAGGCCCACCAGATCATCCGCCGTAACTATTGCCCGCATGCGGGCCTTACTGCGCAATCTCTTGGTGTTCTCCCGACTGCGTACCATGTAAAGGAACCGCATAATCATACGCCTGGAAGCACTGTTGATACGAGCCAAATTGTTGGCCATTAGTTTCCCGTCCACCATTTTGTCTCATCCTCCGGTTAGATGTTTGCACCGCGGCCCCGCCAGTATTGAAACGCACGTGCGGTCTCATGGCGAAGCTATTGGAATTTGTCGGCATAGCAACCGTAGGCTAGTCGCATACCGCGCGGTATTCTATTTACGCTCCCGGCCATTCCAGAAGGCTGCTGTCTGAGCGGTCGGTGACGAGTGTCCCAGGCTTCATTGTTCCACCCTCCGCTCGACAGTAGCTTTGTCAGCGTGGGGCTCGGTTGTCGGATCGGCCACGATGCCGGCCAGATTTTCCCGAGCCTCGCTGCACATTTCCGCCCACCTCTCCGGGCTGATACCGGGGCCTACATTCTGCTGCCGCTTGAGCGGCGGAGTGTGATATTTCATTTTATAGTTCGGGTCGTAGCTGGGTGACATTGGCAATCCGAGGCAATTAAGCCACGGCGCGGCTTCCTTCGACTTGGCCGGCTTGCTATTGCTAACCCGATAGCCGTGGGAGCGCAATAGTTCGGCTGCAAAATTAAGATGGTGACTAGTCGGTGGGCCATAGTGTTGCGTGGTGATAGCTTGCATCATTGGTTCGTCCTCCGGGTTAGGTGGGGCTAGGCTATCCGCTCGACTTCGGTGCAACCCTGAATGTCGTTAAGCTGAACTTTCATATCGTTGACATGGAAAGTGTAGCCCCGACTAGCGCGCACGTCGCGCGGTGCAGATCGGTGCGTCCGTCGTAGCCACCGCCCAATACACCACGCGTAGTACGAATTGGACGAAAAGAGAAATGGCGGTTTGTCATCAGGATTTGCATATCCGAGGCTCGCTTCGCTGGTATACTGAGTGGCGGCCATTTGGTTTCTCCCGTTGGTTCAGTAGGTGAGGCGCCCTATTTTGCGGAAATGGCTGCTAGGTATTTTGGCATATCCGCCGGGTTGACGTGAAAGCAAAGGGTCGCCTGCTTGCCGCAAAAATCTCCACCACGGACCACGATCATTCCCGCGGGAATAGGAACGCTCTGCCCCTCAACTTGCCGCGCGTCCCACGGAGCGTAGGTGTGATACTTGGCCATTGAACCGGCGGATTGACCATCGGTCGTGCAAGCGCGGTATTCGGAGCGCGTCCCGCCAGACCAATTCAAGTCATAGAAAGTGATGGTGTCGGCCGCGCGCAGCCAGACTTTCTTACGCCTGTAGTCCGGAAAGGTGGCCTTGACGATAGCCGCGATGCTGGGGTTTTTCTGCCAGGCATTTATTTCGATCGAGTTCATTTGGTATCTCCCGTTTCTGATGTCTCTTTATGGGCCCGGAAATCGAGAAAGTCTAATCACGATTTGTTTCAGAGTATTACAAACCGTACCCATATGCTGACAATCAAAAACGCCACGTGCGCCAGGACCACGAAGAGCACAATCGCCCACGCTGCCGCCCTGCTCATCCCGCCCTCCCTTCTGACATTTGAGAATGTGGTTAGCCAAATCAGGACTATCGCTCTGACATTTGCATAGTTCTGAGATTTGCGAATATAGTTGGCCAACTCCGCTCTTTACAAGCCCGCTCCGGGACTATAACACCGTATCTCCAGCACGCCAATATCGGCATCGAAAACCCACCACACAACAGGCTTCCCGTGCCAATTAGGAACCGGCAATATTACGTCATTCGGAACCTCAATCCACTCCCCCTCCGAAAATTTGCCGCTCGCAAAATAATGGGAGGTACCATCCCTCCCGATACGAATATCCTCCTGCACAAACTCCCCGTCCGCTTGAGAACAACAGCCATCCCCAGTCTTGGGCGATATCTGCTCGTTGAACCATCGCCGCTGATCCGGAGGCGCTTGCGCATACTGGCCGGGATAAAGTTCGCGCGCGTTGGCGCTGACATTTGCAGATATGGTTAGCCAAATTGGCACTATCGCTCTGACATTTGCGAATATAGTTGGCCAACTCAAGATTATTCCCATTGACGCCTCCTATGGTGGCGATTTCCACTCCCGCCCCTCCGCATAAACGAAATTACCATGGCCGCGCACAAAAAGCGGCTCCGCGCTGTAGCTGGCCGCAGAAATCGTGACACCCACGCAATTGTCATTGATTGCGACCTGACCAATGCCGCTCACATCAAATTTCGCGGAGTGCACATTCTCGCACCAGATTTTGCCCGCGCTTGCACCGCTCCAATAAACGCCGTTGTTTGGGTTGTTCTCCGACCCCGTAAACCACACTTCGCCCTGCTCTGTTTCTCCGACCATTGCCATATTGCTGAACCTGCTCGCGTTCACCGCCGCCATTCGCACGCAATATCCAGCGCACCGCGCCACGATCAGGTCATCTACAACAATATCACGCGCTCCATATTGCGGAGCACCGTTGATCGCGTCGAGGTTCAACCCACCGAACCATTGCGGGCCAGTGCCGAATGCCGAAATCATCACATTACGCAATCGGTTTTGCATTGGCGCATTATCGGCATTTGTCGCGACCCCGCCAATTGCAACCCCGCTAGGGGCGAGTTGCTTGCCAGACTGAATAGCTATATTCTCAATTCGCGCATAGGGTGAAAGGTCTAGGAATGTCTCGCCGTTGCCCTGATAATTTCGGACCAGGGAGGCGCGCATGCCGCCTTCACCGACAATCGCCACACCGCGAGGCAGAATAATAGGACCGCCGAAAGCATAGTGCCCTTTTTCAAGTGCCCATGGTAATTTCCATTCGTCGCCCACTTCGGCTTCTGCTACGAGGGCAGACCATGCATAGAAATTATCTGTAGGCCTCGGGTTCAGTCCGCCATCCGACATGAGATAATCCCCGCGTAATCCACGCGCTGCCAGATCGACTATCATCATCCCTCCTTGTCCATCGAATGCTCGGGCGCCGGGTCCGTACTATCCCGCGTACTAATTTAATACCATACTCCGGCGGCGGCGGCGGGGCCGGGATATCCCAACTGTGCCCCCATGCTACACCCCAAGCTATGCCCCAATGCGTGTCAGCCACCTACGGCCCCCACGGGTTCGCAAGCGTTCCGGCGCCAGATACCGGCATCCCGACAACCGCCTTGATATCAGCGGCAATTTGGCTCACACCGTTGAATAGCAGCTTGTCCGTTTGCAACTTGATTGCCGCGCTGTCCGATTTCACGGCCGCCACGTCGGCCGCATGCGAGGCACCTGTCGGAGCGCCTAGCCTGGCGTAGCTGTCCCCGGTCTGCGGCTGCACGATGCCCGGAACCCGCGTTAGCAAGGTAGTCGTGCCCGCCGTATCCCCGCCCGCGTAGGTCGAGCGTGTCAGCACGTCAAGGTCAATCAATGACAATTGCGTGTCGAGGTTTGCGGTGGCAAGCCCAACCGCAGTGCGAGTTCCGGCCGCTGTGAGCGGCGCAACATAGGATGCGGTTGGCAGTCGGCTCGAAACCGTAGCGTCAATGCTGTCGGCAAGCCTCTTGCCGATGCTGCCTACCGTCGTGAGCGCAGTCGTGAGCGCGTCCCAAATGGCCTGCACCGCGGCGCCGGCCAAGGTGACGGTAGGGGTCGCCGCCGTCGCCGCCGTCGTCACGGATGTTTTCATGGTGGCCGTCAGATCGCCCGCGGTCGGGGCGTTCGTCAAGTTGGTCACGGTCGCGATCGTCCCGGCCGTGATGTTGGTCGTGTTGGCGATCGTCCCCGCGGGAAATGTCGCCGCCAGGAAGCCGGTCGGTTGCGTGTAGGTAGCCATGCGGCTCGACACCGCGGCATCAAGCTGGGCCCCGAGGTCGCGCGCGGTCTGCGCCGTACCCCCTACCTGCTTAGTATTCACGTCCGGTGTTCCGGCCACGGCCGGGGCCAGCCAAGCGGTTCCGAGCAATTGCGTCACATTGGCCTTGACTATCCCTGCGGTGAAATCGAGTTGTCCCGCTCCCGTTCCGGCCGATAGCAACACACTGGCGCCGAGGTCGCGCGCCGTTTGCGCCGTGCCCGTTACCTTGCCCACATCGACGCGGCCGCTGGCGTCGATGGATAGGACGCCGAAGTTGGTCGGCTGTACCGGGTCCCACGCTTCAAATACGAAGCCGCCCCAAGCGTTCGCGCCCGCATTGGTGTTAGGACCGCCATATTTGATATTTGTCACAGCAACAATGACCTGCACCGCGTAGGCCGCGTCAACGTTCATCGCGCCGGGCGTAAGGCCGGTCGCGACAAACTCCGCAACGGCGAGCGCGTTCTGCGTGGCCGCGCTCGCCGTGCCGATGAATTGCGTGGGCACCTGCCGCCCGAGCACCGTCGCACCGTTCATGACGCCGAGCAGAATGGCCGGCAGCGTGGTGGCGCCCGTTATCGCGCACTTGAGACGGAACAACACCTTGCCGTGCGCCGGAACCGTAATCGCCAGGCGCAAGTTAGTCGTATCAACCGCGGTCATTGCCAACAAGGCCGAAGTCGCCTTGACCACCGCAACGGCCGGGTCATAATTGGCAGAGCCTAGCAGGTTCATTTTTTATCCATCGCAACGGGAAGGCATAGGGTTATGGGATAAAGAGACACCTTGCCGCAGATCGCACATACAAACCCATCGCCCTGCGAGAATAACGGCATCAGGTTAGCCCTTTCGGTGGCGGCATACGCGCTCGCTGTACGCGTTCCATGTTCCGCGTATATTCGGCCGACCGTTGCATTGCTGCCTTCTCGCGCTCGTTCTGAATATCGGCTTGTTTGCGGACCATATCCATTTGGTGGGCTTCGCCCTCTGCCATGGCCTCTTGGTTCGTCCTTGCCGCCTTGGCGGCATCATCCCGATTGCGCTGTTGCAATTCCATTTGCTTGAGGTTTTCTGCACTCTGGATTTTCATTACTTCATGCCTATCCCTCATCGCCAACTCTTGCTGTTTCATTTTATTATCCGCCTTGTCCTTTTCCGCCTGGCGCTGTTGCTTGAGCTGCTCGATTTGAAGCGCCGTCTTATTCGTCGCCGTGGTCGGATCATCGCCGCGCGGGCCTGCGCCCTTGGCCTTCATCTGCTCGACAAGCCCATCAATCGCGCCGTCGAGCGAGCGCCCGGCCCGGAAGGGCGCAACGCAGAATTTCAGGAACTCCCCGCAGAACTCGGCGGACTGTGGTTCGGCTGCAATCATTGCCGCAAGTTGCGGCAGGAGCGTCCCAAGCATATTCGAAAACTCGGTTCGCCGTTGCTTCTCCGCATTCTCATCAGCAAGAATTGTACTGTCCGTCTCAATGTCGAGGATGAATGCGCGCGATCTTTTATCCCGCAAAAACTTAAGCACTTGCTCGATGGTCGGCCTTTCCCGTATCTTGTCAATCTGATCCTGCAACTGTTGCACCTGCAATTGAGCCTGTTGCATCATCTGGTTAGCCTCATCTGGGTTCTGCTGTTGCAATTGCTGTGCCTGCGGGGACTTCACGGCCTGCTGAATTTTCTGGACTGTTACGCCGAGTTGCTGCGTTAGATGAGCGAGCGCCTTGCCCTGCATTGCCTCCGTGGGCAATTGTGTTTGCGACATTTCGATGATTGTATCTGAAGCGAAATTTTCGCACACAATATCGCTTGTGATCCCGACCAAATCCCGCGCTACCCTAATCAGCTCAAATTGTTTATCCCGCACGCGGCTCGATCCGTACTCCGTCTTGAGCTGTTGCGCGCCGAGAGTTTCCTGCGGGTCTGTGGCGCCGCGCATAATGTCGCTCAAGCCCATGATCTGATAAATGTCCTCAATCACCTGTTTTCGCAGCACCACAAGCGCCGTGATTGTCTCCGCGACTTTCTCAATAGGCAACCAAATAATCACATCTTTCGTCCCGCCGAATGCCGCCCAGTTGGCAATCGGAATTAGCACGCGCCCGCCCGTTTTGATTTTAATTGCCGTTTGGATCGCATCGGCAAGCTCACCGCCGCCAGATGGATAGAAACCTTTCAGCTCAAGCGCGTCGGAAAGCGCATGAATTCTGCCCGTTAGAAGATTAACTTCCTCCAACTGGTCTTTATACTGCAGCACGTCCGGGACTGGAACTAATGAGTTGCGCTGGCGCGTCCCGTAGGCCGGCTTCGGGCAGGGAAAGAAACCCTGCACATCAAGGTGCGGGTCGGCTTCGTCCAAAATGTTTTCACACCCTTTCGCGACCCACACCACACGACGATTGCTTTTGTCCCAGACTTCCCAGAACTTCGCCCGCTCGCGCTCGTCAGCGCCGCCAACTTCTTTAGCGTCCTTGTCTACACTATATTCGGCCGTCGAATATTCGTCCTTTGAAGTTTTGAAGAAACGCTCTTTCGCCTCCGCCCTGGTCAAATAGCTCGCGCCCGCCACCCATGTCACTTCCGGCCAAGAGCGGCTAAGCGAATGAAGAAAATCTCGCCTATGCTTGAAATCAACGCAGACGCGTTCGGTGTCATAGTGGCTCTTTCCGCCGCCGCTCTCATAGCGGCACCACGCCACACCGCGGCAACAGATTGCAAGATCGTCCCGCACTTGCATCATCAGATCGTTAATGGAAGTCAGATCGAATGACACAACTGCCACACGCTCCAAAACTTCACTGGCCGCCTGATAAATCGGCCGCCTATCCTTGAATTTTGGCGTGACTATCGGGACCGGCGCCTTCGCATAAATCGAAGGTTTCAAAACCTCGCAATTCGCCCAAAACATTTGGAACTCTTTGTCGCGCGCATTGTCGTTCGCCAATCTCTCCAAATTCGCAAATTGCTTGTCGATCAGATCACAATGGTCGTTCCACCGGTCAAATGCCTTCTCGCTTTCCTCTAGTAAGTTGAGCCATGCTTTTGCGCTTCGGGGTTCGGTTGCCGCGACCGCAGCAGGATTGTATTCCAGATCATCGTGGCGAAGGTCCTCGTCAGTCGGGGCGGGCACGGGTTTATCGCTCATAGCCTCATTCCTTTTCGCGCTTCGGCAGGCGGCAGGATCGTCCAGCCCCGAGGCGCCGCGTCCTTGGCCACCATCAGCGGCGCGGGCCGCCAACTGAGTGCCATATACCGAAACGCATCGGTATCATGCGAGGTCCAGTCATGAACCGCAAATTCCTGGAAGCACTTCCGCTCATCATCCCACTGCCGTCGATATTGTTCAAGTGCGGGAAGCCCCCTCAGCTCACACCGTGGGTGAAATACGCATAACGGCAGCGTTCGGTGAATAGCGTTTATGCCGTCCTCAAGGGTTGCCAGGGGCACCAATACGGGATTGAGCCCAAGCGCGCGCATGGTTTCGACGCGGGTCCGGCCGGTCCCCCACTCCTTTACTTTGGCGTCATGCGGCACGTAGTCGTAACCGCGCGTCCACCCCCGCTCCTTTTCGCGCTGCACAATCTCATCGCGGCACAACTCAAGAACGGCAGTCGATGAGGCCCAATGATCGAGCAAAAGGAGTTGCCCGCCGCACGCCTGCCACCACCAAATGCTAGTATCGTGCCCAATGTCCCAGGCGGTGTGCACGGGCTGCCCCGCAATGGGCTCGATTTCCATCACACGGCCTTCCCGCCGGACCTGCGCCATTTCGCCGACGAAAAACGCACCGAACAAGGCCACACTGAAATCGCAAAAAAATTCCTGATTATAGAAGGCGTCGCCATGGTCGCCTCCATAGAGCGCCCGATACTCTGCCAGCGTTTCCGCTAGTTGTTGTTCCGATAGCATTCCGGTATCGCGCACCGTGAGAAGTTCGCTGAACCATCCCGATGTCTTTCCCGCATGCTTATACATCTCATATGCGTGATTTCTGCCGCGTGGCGTTGAAATAAAAATTGCCCAGCCGTTATTTTCTTCTAGCACAGGGCGCGCATAGGCCCACGCGCTAGGATTAGCCAGGGCATATTCGGAGAAAACAATACCCGCCACCGATGTACCAACCAATGACGTATCGTAACGGTCCGAGCCGATCACAGACCATGTTGAACCGTTAGCCAGTCGGAGGAACATGGTCGCATCATTTGTGTGTGTTCTCATGGCAAAGGGAAACGCCTCGTCAATGCGCCGCTTGCCAGTATGCGGATTGATCGCAGTCCAAATTGCACGGCGCCCTTGCAAATATTCCGGGAGGCAATGGACATAATTTCCGGGACGCTGCATTGCAGCCACGGCGGTGCGATGTAGCGACACCTCGTCCTTACCGGCCCGCCTGTGCCAAATCGCCACCGCGCGCTTGCCGCCCTCATGCAGATAGCGCCAAAGCGGCATCTGATGCCTGCGCGGAGCCCATTGGTTATGCGGCAGCGTGATTTCCGGCATCTAAGCGGGTTCTGATATTGTCACTTTGGGAAGGGTGACTTTGCGTTGCGATTTGCCGCTGCGCCTGCTTTTTGTCTCTGTGAAGCCATTGCCGCGGTTAATTGGCTCATAAATTCCATGCCGCAACCTAAACGCCTCCCATTGTGCCTGGCCTTCCGCCGTCAATTTTTTTGATTTCTGTGCCCAGTGAGGACGCCGCGAACTCCATACCGGCCCATTTTTTATGCCCCGCTCCGCTCTCTTGGCTCTCGCATTCGCCACTCTGATCGACTTGTGCCACACATACAGCGGCGTCATATGCACAACCATTTTACCCTCCCGCCTTGCATATCATTTCAACACCCACGAAAGAGGCAGCAAAATATTGCTCGACCGCGCGCCATCACCGCCATTCTTGCGATAAAGTTTAGCATGAAAGGCATCCCGCGCCAAATCCTTCAGCCGCTCGATCGGGGCTCGAAACCTTGAGCATTCCGCCGCCGTAGCTGATTTTCGGGCCGGTTGGGTGCCAAAAAATCGTCGTATCCTTAGGCCACGGGATGCTGTGTTCAGCGAAAGCGGTTTTCAGGTTCTCGGCGCGTTGCGTCAACATCCAGTGGGCCCCCTTGTTTGTGTGCGTTACCCGGATAGGCATGGTCTATTTCTTAAGCCATCTTGGACGGACAGTCCAAATGTCTAGTCCTGCGACCATCAGAGCCTCACGCAACCAAACACAAGGTCGGACGCGCGCGCCCCAGCGGCAGTGTCGCCCGTCGAATATCGCGCGAATATGATGTCACCACGCCACGAGGTAAGTGTGCCGGCTTCGGCGCGCCCGTAGTCGCGATATATGACGGTTCGACCGACGTCCGTTGGCTTCAATCTGGAGAGGTCGAGAGGTTCAACCTCCCAAGAGCCGACGATCCCTCCGTGTCGTCGGTCGCGAACGTTGTGTACCAGCATCACCACGCGCCAGCGCTCATGACGTTGTTGTTTCCGGTGCACTCTCAAGACGTGCAATCCGGGCGTCTATTCTGCCGAGGTGATCGCGCACTTGCACGATGTTGACCTCGATGCCGAGCATCGTCCGCGCAATCAGCATGGTTTGATCCGCAGCCATGTCGGCCATGGCGGCGCACATGCTCGCCTGCTCAGCCTGTATCCGCTCAAGCCGTTCGGCGATGATTTCAAGAGTGACGTCGGACATTGGTCAATCCGTCACAAGTAATAATCCCGCAGAAGAGAAATCATCACTTTTTGACGGGTCGATTTCTGCTTGCGGACGATCCGATCCAGATGTAGCAGGTAATCAGGCGGCACACGCAACTTGACCTCAGTACAGTATGTGCGCGGGCGGCCACGTTTGCGAGCCTTGATTTTTCCCACCATAGCAAATCCTCTATTGACCTTCGCACTGGGACCTATCGGATCGGGCAATGATTGTCAAGCCCGTAAAGCTGGGTGTACGGCGTGGCTATTGCATATGTTCATCAATCAAATCAAGCAGTCTTGCCAACCGTAAGCATTCTCCGGCTTTGATGACGAAGAATAGCGCACGCACCTGGTCGCCGTCTTCGCGCGCTGTTATTGCGGCATCGGCGAACGCGATTGCTAGCTCTCCGATCTTTTGCGCTTTTGTTGCCAGGGCACTCTTGAGCTGCGTTTCGTCGGTAGGCTCGTCTATTTTCATGCCCGTGCCTCCAATCTCTTGCTTTTCGCCCATCGGATTTCCGTGCTCCTAATCCATGACGCCAACTCAAGGCCCGGAGGCTCATGCGGAGCCCCGCTACAGCCACGCGGCCACACGCCGTAAAGATCGCGGTATTTGTTCGCGGCCCATCCGTCCTTATAACCACGATGCCGACCCCACCACATCAATTGTCCGAAAATAGCAATCCTATCCGGGAATTTCTTAGCCGATTTCGTCCCGCCGGTTAGCTCCCGCAATTCTCCGGACCGCGGCTCGATCCGGTTGATAATCTTCGACACAAACCCGCACGCTGGACATACCGCCATCCTCGGCGGCTTGAGATAGTGGCACTGCGGGCATTCCTTTGGGAGCGCGATCTTGGCCGGGGCTCTTTCTTTTGGCTCGCCGTCGTCGAGCTGATCGTGCCTGATGTTGGTCACAAATCCGAGCCGCAGTGTCGTATCGCTGTGATCCAAAATGATCGTGTCAACCTTGCCCTCCGCCGTGCGCAGTGCCCGCCCGATATTCTGCACATATCGTATTTCGCTCTTAGTCGGGCGCGCATAGATCACGCATGACACTTCCGGCCAATCAATGCCCATCCCAACCACATCGACGTTACAGATCACCCGTAGCTCGCCTGCCAGGAATTGCCTGCGGATATTGCGCCGCTCATCCAGCGATGTTTCGCAGTCCATGTAACCCGCACCAATGTCCCGCGCCTTGAACTGGTCCGCAATAGCCGCGGCATGCGCACGGTTGACCGCAAAGCAAATTGTCGGCCGGTTCTCGCCCTGCGCCTGCCACGTCGAAATAATGTCGGCCGTCAATTTGGCCTGGTTCATTCGGTCGGCAAGATCGCCTTCGTGATAGTCGCCCGCAAGAGTTCTCACGCCTTTCAAGTCAGGATGCGACGGAGCGAACACACGAAACGGGGATAGCTTGCCTTCCGCGATTAGTTGTTCTGTCGTAGCGGCAATTATCAAATCCTGATAATATTTGCCGAGACCTTTCGTGAACGGCGTCGCGCTGAAACCAATTTTAGGAATGCATCTTTGCTCATGGGACAATAGAAGTTTTTCATAAAATTTGAATAAGATGTGACACTCATCAATCAGGATCAAATCACACTCGGGAAGTCGATCTTTGCGCTGCAAGGTTTGCACGCTCGCGACCTGCACGGGCTTGGACCAATCCGTCATGTGATGGCTGGCCTGGATCACGCCTACGTCCGTAATACCCTGCTCATAAAGAACGTCCACCATCTGATCGACAAGCGAGATTGCGGGGACGGTCAATAAAACTTTCTTCCCCTTCTCACGCGCCGATCTGATTATAGACGCCGCGACCAATCCCTTACCATACCCGGTCGCTCCCATCATTACAACGCGGCGAATGCCCGTGTTGAGTTTCTGCCGCAGTCTGGCGATGGCATCCTCTTGATCCGGCCTGAGTGTTTTCACGTGTGCCCCTTTGCCAATATTTTCTCGTATTGTGAGATAAACTTTCTCACATTCTTTTCCGGGTTGCGCACGGTGAGGTTCTTACCGTAAAGGGAAACTTCGGCATATCCTTGCGACCGGTCATTAAACACCTGTTGCACAAGGTCAGTCCGAGCGCGGTCAATCTCCCGCGCGATGTCGTCGATCAGCGCCCCGAGCGGGGCATCATCGCGCCAGCATCCGGAATTGCGTTCCAGAATGCCGAAAGCGATTGTCTTTCCGGTTTTCATTACGGCCCTCATTTGTTCGTGAAATGAAACGTGACACCCGGTTTCCATTTACTCAAGCCGCTCTTATCACCGGGAGCCGCAACATAGCGCGCGGCCGCAGTTTGATTGCTTCCAAACGCTGACCCGCGGTCATCCTCTGCCATTCGGTGAACATTTGTGATCGTTCTCCTTTTGCGTGTGTACCGCCCCTTACATACCTCTACTCTGTACTTCACTTTCTTAGCCGCTTCTTACTTAGCCGCTCTGCTACTGCTTGTTTCTTCTCATCACCCCCCCACCCCCCACCGCACCCTGCGCAGGTTTCTGGCAAAGCCAGGCGCAGGCCCGCGGAGGCGGGCAGGGGGGCGGGCTATAATAGCCTGTGATCGGCGTTTGTATTAGCGCATCCGACCTGGGGAGCAACTCCCCTACACCCAACGCTCCCCGGTGATTTCCGGGCGGTAACTTCCGATTTTGGGGGGAGGCCTTGATTTGGACGGTCTAGGCTGCTATATTCGCCTAAGTGAACCGTCCGATCCAAAGGTCTCCCCAACCAGTCTCGGACAAGTGAACGCCCTGCTGAGAAATCGGCGGGGCGTTTGCTTTTCTTGAGGCTCGCCCCGGCGACTTGCAGAGTGTCTAGGTAGCAACATAGACCGCAAGCGGGGACGGTCCAGGGCACTTACCTCAAAAAAGCATCTGAGCATCCCGCAACAGGGGTCGTGTGTCAAGCCACTAGGGCTAGTATTCTCTTTGCCAGCCGTACAAGCCCTAGCGCCTCATGCCGCAGTGTTTCACGTGTGACACTCTGGCCCCGCCGCCATTTCCGCTGGTAGAGCTTATGGCATTTAGGACAGTATCGCTGTCTTATCCGCCTGTGCGTCCGGCCACATTTCGAGCATTTCATCGCGCCAGCCTACCGCATTTTTTGGTTCTGTCAAATTTGGCGCTTGACTTCTGAAATTATTGGGACTAGGAAAGGACAATCGTTAGCCCCCGAGGGCTTTCCGACGCAGCCGCGACGGCAACGGGGGTTTGCTTCATTGATGAAACCATGCACAATTGGCGACAGCGACTGACCGAAGCGCTGCGCCAGATCGACGCCTGGAGCCGCGCCTTGAAGGACGACAAGCTCGACGTAATGACCGAAGCGCTGCGCCAGATCGACGCCTGGAGCCGCGCCTTGAAGGACGACAAGCTCGACGTACTGACCGAAGCGCTGCGCCAGATCGACGCCTGGAGCCGCGCCTATCCCGAGAAGGTGTTCCCGCCGATTGACCTGGAGAAGGCACGTGCGCTGCTTGCAGCCGGCGGCATGACGCTCGACGCGGTCAGTGCCGACGCGGCACGACATGCTCTGAAGGGCATCGGCGAGATCGCACGCGAGGCGCTCAAGAGCTGCGGGGCTCCGTAGCCGTCTCCCTCTCTCTCAATCCGAGGAACCCTTCATGCCTATCCGCGCCGCAGACCTCTTGGAGCGACATGGGATCGCGCTCGCGACCACGGCTCCGGGCCGCCATTACACCATCTGCCCGAAGTGCTCAGCCGAACGCCATCCGGCGCATCAGAAATTGAAAGTGCTCGGCGTCACCATCGGTAATGATGGGAGCGTGCGCTGGGGGTGCAATCATTGCGCCTGGACCGGCCCGGAGCGGCAGACGCATGAATTGCAGACTTATGTCTACCGCAACGCCGCTGGCAAAGTGCTATTCCGCAAAGTGCGCAACCTGCCCGGCCGCGAGCCGAAATTTTGGCTTGAACGAAAGAACGGCGACGGATGGAGCAAGGGATTATCAAAAGACATAAAAAGTAATGTTCGTCTCTACCGCATTGACGAAGTGCACCGCGCTATTCAATTCAGGAACCCCTCCGGCATATACCCGTATCGCGTGATCGCCTGTGTCGAAGGCGAGAAGGACGTAGACAATCTTTGGGCCATGGGAATTCCCGCCACCTGCAACGCGCATGGCGCCAGCGAACCGGGAAAGCTGGCAAAGTGGACGAAGGCGCACAGCAAACAATTGTGCGGCGCCGATATCGTCGTATTCAATGATAATGACGCCGCTGGCTACGCACATGCCGAGGCTATCTGCAAGCTATCGCTCGGCATTGCCAAGCGCGTGCGGCGGCTTGATCTGTCGAAGCATTGGCACGATATGCCGAAGGGCGCAGACGTTTCGGATTGGCTTGCCAGCAGGACCGAACAGGCTTCAACCGAACGCCTTCTTGCATTGATCGAGGCCGCCCCTGACTTTGTGCCGCAGCCGCTCCCTCTCAATCCAAGGAAATCAGATATGAATGAGCAAGTACATACACCGCCCACTCCGCTGCAAGTCGCTTCTGATTATCTTCCGCAGAAGCTTGAGCAGCAAGTCGCTTCTGATTATCTTCCGCAGAAGCTTGAGCAGCAAGTCGCTTCTGATTATCTTCCGCAGAAGCTTGAGCAGCAGCGGCAGGCATACAACGCCGCCATGGTCGCGGTGCAGCGCGCTATTCCGCGCATAATGCGGGATGCACAGAATAATGACACGCGATCGAAATATGCGCGTCTAGAAACAATCTGCAAGATACTGACGCCGATCATCACTGAGAACGGATTTTTTCTTTCCTTCAGCACGGTTGATTGCCCAAAGCCCGATCACACCCGCATGGTATGCGATGTGGGGCACATCGCTGGCGATAGCCGACGTTTTCAGGTAGACCTCCCCGAGGATCGCCTTGGCGTCAAGGGCAATCCGAACAAAACCGCAATGCATGGGTTTGGATCGTCAATGACATACGGCCGCCGATATCTGCAAACAATGATTTTTAACATCGCCATAGTGGGCGAGGATGACGACGGCAATGCGGCTACACGCCAGCCAGAGCCCTTGATTAACGAGGCCGAAGCGCAGGCAATCCGCCGCCTGGTGACAAAATCTAATTCCGATATTGCAAAATTTCTTGTCTTTATGCGGATAAAACAAATAGAGGACATGACGCAGAGCCAATTCAAGATCGCCATGACTGCCCTCAACAGCAAAATTGCCGTACAAGAGCTCGCTGTAAAGGAAGGAACCGCCTCATGAAGATCGTCGAATGCACCCAAGGCGACGACGTGTGGAAAAAAGCTCGTTGCGGCATTCCCACCGCCTCCCGTTTCTCCGATATTCTCGCGGCGGGCGAAGGCAAGACGCGCCGCAAATACATGTTGCAGCTTGCAGCGGAGGCAATCACCGGCAATCCGGCCGAAACCTACACTAATCATCACATGGAACGCGGCATCGCCATGGAGCAACAAGCGAAAGATGCATATTCGTTTATGACGAACCACGATCTTACCAATGTCGGCTTTGTTTTGGACGAAGAACACCAATGCGGTGCCTCGCCTGATGCTCTGATCGGCGCGGCCGGGGTGCTCGAACTCAAAACGCAACTCCCGGAACTGATGATTGAACGCATGCTAACCGGCAATGTGCCGAAGGAGCATATGGCACAGTGTCAAGGTTCGCTCTGGGTGACGGGCCGCCAATGGTGTGACCTCGCAATCTTTTGGCCTGGGCTACCCTTGATCCGCTACAATATCGCCCGCAATGAAGCATACATCGCCAAGCTAGCCGATGCCGTTGCAAATTTTCACGTCGAGCTTGCCAGCGTTGTTACGCGCGTGAAGCGATACAGACAATTGACCCACGATTAGCAGAGGCGAGCTTCATGAGCTGGGCAATCAAACTCCTGTGGACCGGCGAAGTGCTCAAGCCAGCCCACCCAATGAGAGAGGAACTAAAAGTCGGCAGCGTTCATCGCTTCGTGCTGGACGACGAACGCTCGATAGCCTCTCACAATCATTATTTTGCCGCTCTACAAATAGCCTACAACAATCTGCCCGAGAACACACAAGCACGCTTTCAATGCTTCGAACACTTCCGCGCCTGGTGCCTGATGAAATGCGGGTACGCAAAGCAGGACCTCTATCCGATGGATACCGAGAAAGATGCAAAAGTGCTAGCAACCGCGATTGGAGGGCGCCATCCCTTTGCAATCATTACGATTTCTGGCACAACGGTCCAAGTCCTCACACCAATGTCCCAGTCGAAAAGCGCGATGGGACATGATCTATTTCAGGCTTCAAAAGTCGCCGTGCTCGATCTTGCCGCCAGCATGATCGGGATTTCCACTGATGAACTCAAGGCCAACGCGAAAAGAGGTGATACGTGAGCGACGTGAGACAATTCACATCAGTTTCGGAAATGCGCGCACACTATCGCGAGGTTCATAAGCGAATGTTTCCTCCAGTCCCGCGCCCGCGCATCTGCGAGGCCCCGCCACCTAAGACACCGCCACCGTTGCCGCCGCCGCCCGATGCGCCATTCAAGCCTTTTGCGCCAATTCAATCAATCGGAGCCATCGTTGCACAATTTTATGGCATGAAATGGCGCGATCTTACAGGAGATTGCCGCCATGCAGAATTTGTGCGTCCCCGTCATATTGCCATATATCTTGCAATTACAATGACCGGCAGCAGCCTTCCCGCTATTGGCCGTATATTTGGCGGCCGCGATCACACAACCCTTCTTTCCGCACGCAATAAAATCGCAAAACTTGTGGAGAATAACCCGCTAGTGCGCGGCGAAATCGAGTTGCTCAAGGATTTGATCCGCAAACGCATCGCCGAAATCGGCAATGATCCGCGTCAGTATCTCTACCGTCGCGCAAAATGGAGCAGGCAGTCATGACAATCCTTGAAGTTGGCACATTCAATGTGAGCCAGTTTCGCAAGCCAATATCATCGCATGCAAAATCCGAGGTATTGCTGCGCATGAGCGGCAATAGTAATGGGCTTGTGCAATTGCTCAGGTGGACAGCGGCAGGCGTGCGGGCTCGCAATCTCGAAGTCGATCACAGTCCCGCTCTGGCGCTTCGCAAGTATGACACCGAGGCGCACGACTTCATTCCGCCGCAGGGCGATCTTGATTATTTGGTTCTGCTCCTGAAGGAAGATCATCAAACCAAAACCACCGGCCGCAAGCCGGGAGCACAGCGCACCGTCACGACAAGGGATAGCGACGTGGGAGAACTCAAGCGCACACAACGCATGCGTATTAGAGAGGCGGTGCGGCGCGACCGGGCGGCGCGGCGCGACCGACGGAAGATATCATGGCCGAAGCGGAAATTGCCGTCACGTCTTATTGTCTGACTGCTCTATTTTCTGATCGGCCGCGGCCTTGTCCGTGGCAACGGCGCGCACGCCCAGCTCCATTTCCAAGGCCCGCAGTTCGTCGGCAAGAATGCCGATTGAAACCTTGTTATCCGGAGAAGAACTTTTCATCAAATCCAGCGTCTCCGCTTTGGCATCACGCAGCTTTTTCATCGTCTCCGTCAATTTTGAATTCACCAGTGTGTGGACCATGTTTCCTACCTCCCCCACCTTCTCGACTTTCGTCGTGAGGTCGGCCGTTTGCTGCGTCATTTTTTCGGTTTTCACTACCAGCAATTTTGCGACTAACCGCGCCTGCTCAGCCACTTCCTCAGCCTTTTTGGCGGCCAATGCCAAAGCCTCACGGTCCTCAAATCGCTCCAAGCGCCGGTCCATCCGCCTTGATCGGTCAAGCCAGATCGGCACAATCGTAGTCGCGCAGACCGTTGGAACGGCGACAATAGCCGCTGTGATAATTATGTTATAGTCGATCATAATCGCCCCATCAGAAGCACAACGACCAGCACAATCAGGATCAGCCCGAGGATGCCGACTGGACCGTGGCCGTAGCCATAGCCGTACCCCATCGGTGCCCATGGCCCGACACCTCCGAGCAGGATGAGCGCAAGGAAGATAATCAGAATAATCATGAGCATAGCAGCCTCCTTATAGCATCTTGTTGACGCACGTTTCAACCGCGGTCTGCAACGCGGCATCCGTAATCGCCGCGCCGTCCAACTGAACTTGCGGGTCCATCACAACCTCGGCATGCACATCGGCGGCCACCGCATCCGGCATTTGAAGCGCACGTTGCGCCCACCGCATGCGGCTAGAGTGGGCGGGAGTATTCGATACCTCGTCATAGATGTAGTTGGCAAATCTGAGACATGCGACCTTGATACGTCCCCGGAAACCGGTATCCATCATGAGGTCTGCCGCTTGAGTGTATGTTAACGCCATTGCCGTTTCCTTTTCACTTAGATTGCGATATGGCCGCTTAAGGTACAAAACAACGTGGTGCTGCCAAGGGTCAAAGTGCCGACTGTGATTGACCCTAAAAGAGTGACATAATGCCAGGTGCCCTCGGAAAATCCCCCATAGCTGCCAGAGGACGAATAATTTGCATAATTTAAATTCACATCAGAACCCACCCCCACCCACCCGGCATTAGCGTTTCCGTCAAACCCGATCGCCACATAATTAATTACGCCAGCGCTATTACTCCAGCCGAAGGCATTAAGATTGGCGCTGACTGTTTCGCCAGCCCACACAAGAAAATTGCTTCGAATTTCGATGTTCACCTCGACAATGCCGGTAGTATTCAAAGTGCGTTGCGCGGTAAAGGCTCCGAAGAAATCAAGCCTCTGAGCCTGCCGATTGAACCATGAGCGCACAAATCGGTTTTGAAGGCTGTCGGAAAATTGCGATGATGCATTGGTTCTAATCATACCAATTAAAGACCTGGTATCGTCGCCTGATCTAATCTCGGTACCAACATTTCCGGTTGTCAGGCTAATCGCTGGCGCTGTCGTCCAAAAGTCCGCAGTCACCACGCCCGCATTGACGAAGGCATAGACGTAATAAAACGTGCTTGCTGCAAGGTTCTGCGCTGCCACACCTCCGACGTACACACTCGTATTGGCAACGCCAGCAATGCCGCCCGTCGGTATCTGATACAGGGCACCGTTGATCTTTATGCGGTCGCCGTTGAATGGTTTGAACGCAATCGCCGTTGCGCTTACGAAGGATAGCAAACCGGCGCACGGCAAGGGTGCTCCGGTATCCGCAACCCACGCGCCCCAGGTTCCGGCTTTCTTTTGCCTGACGTACCGGGTCGGCATGCCGCCCGTCACGTCATTGTCGGAGGCTTCGATGATGATATTGCTGCTGTCCACCACGAAGGCAAGGCCGGACATTGCGTGTCCCGAGACCGGCCCATTAGTCGCCGTCGATGCCGCGGAGAAGGAACCCGCAATCCAGACTTGCGTATCAAAATTGGTGACAATCTGGTTTGCCTTCTCGGCACTTAAGTTGGCAAGCGCAGTGTCCGCGCTGCTCGCGCCTGTGCCGCCCGCCACCACCGGGCGCGGAAGATTTAGGTCCTGCTCGACGTCGGCAACATTCGCGTTGTAGGCCGTCGAGCTGATCGTCGCGTTCGGAACGCCGTCAGTCCCGGCCGGTCGAGAGTAAATTCCTGCAACGCGCGGCATTTTTACTGCCCTCCCGAATTTGCCGGCGCAACGCCGCCGCCGATAATTCCTTGCCTGATAAGCTGTCGGACCATTTCAGCGCGCTTGTCCCGGGCCTGCCCGATGTCCAGCCATCTATTGGCCGTCGCCTGTATTGCGGCAGGATCGCGCTCCGCCATCAGTTGCGAAATACGGTCGCGCGTGGACTGGGCCGCGCCGGACCTCATCATATTGAGGCCCTCTTGCGCGCCGCGCAAGAGCAAACCTGTTGCGCCCGCTCCCACCGGGATTTTCCCTTGACCGGCTTCGAACCCTTCCTTTGATGCCGTCGTTTGCGCGGTTTTAGAGCCATGCACGACCTGTTGATATGTGTCCCGGAATTTTCGTTCGCGTGTCAACAAATCCGAAATCGCTTGCCCCTTATCCTCGCCGAACATGCTCTTGAGCTTCTGCGAATTATAATCGGCGGGCGTTGCAAGAGCATTTTCAAGCTTGCGCAGATCATCGGCTCCGGTACCAACGATGCGGTCGAGTTCCGCGCGCGCCGCGTCCCGCAAGCGCAGCGGCTCAAGCGACGGACCAAGATTGACACCCTTCGGCTGCGCGGCCTGAGCCATAGCGGCATCAAACTCGGCGGGGCGGACTACCGTTTCTCGCGCCGTGTCGAAAATACGCGATCCGAGGCTTCGTGGCCCTAATGCATCATGCTGTCTGGCCAATTCGGTGTAGCGGTTGTCGAGCGCCGCAATGCCGGGAACCTTATTATGCAATTCCTGCGTGACGTGGGCGTACGCCTCCCCTAGCATTCTCTTTTCATCGGCATTCGTCGCCTCATCCTGCATGGCGCGAATTGCGGTGCGCGTCTTTTGCAAGACCTCGGGATGAGGATCGAGCACACCCGGAGCATCGGCAATATCGAGCATGCGCCGCACCTCGCGCATAGCCTTTTGCGCCGGGCCGCGCTCCATATTCACTGCACCCTCTGCCCAGTCTGCAATAGGCTGCGTGTCTACGGCGCGAGAATTAAGGAGCACCTGCTGATATTCGGGAGACATTGCCCGCATCCGATCGGCAATTGCAGCTTGCCCTTCGCTTGGGACGCCTGCGGGGCCGATCTGTCTGTTCAACTCGCCCGTAATGCGCGGAACCGAGCCCGCGTTGCGGTCCGTGAGGGCATTAATCAATGCGGTCTGCCCCATGCCCCCAGGACCAACGACAACACCTTGCGCAGCGCCCCGCATCGAGGGACCCGCATCTGGCAGCATCGCGCCGGGGATATTCGCCAAGTTCCGCAAGCCCGCCAGATCAGCCGTTGCCCCTCGCGCCAAAACATCGGGGATTTCCCCCCACATGCCCGCGCCCGCCCGGTACGCGCCGGACGCAAGCGCTCCGGCCACCGGGGCGGCAACACCCGCACCAGACCCAAATAGAGCACCCATACCGGCGTTCCTGGCGTAGTCTGAAGGCTCGCCGCTGTAGGTATGGCCGGCGCCCTGCGCGGCGCCATAGGCGGCCCCCTCTGCCCCGTACAAGCCTGTTTTGGCCAAAAGGCCCCGCCCTGCGGCAAGCGGAGCGGCCGAAAGCCCCGCCCCGCCCGAGGCCAGGGCAGGCAACGCCCCGCCCACAACTTCGGCCACGCCGGTCTTGAGCGGCCCAAGGCGAGCCTTGGCCGCCTCGTCGCGCTTGACCTGCTCAGCAAGAGCCTCGTCGTAGCCCTTCCCGCCCGTCAATGCCGAGAGACCAGCTGCAGCCCGGTTCGCAAGGCCAAAAGTCGGGTCCGCCGCACGCGCGAAATCGCCCACGGTCGGGTCCGGCCCGGTATAGGCAGAGTGGGTCGGCAATGGCAGCTCTGAAACGGTAACCCAGTCGGCCATTACGGGATTTCCTCCCAGTAGCCATGGATATTGATGCGCTGCTTTCCGCTCTCTCTATCCACCTGCGTTGTCCCGTGCGGCGTTGAAGTCATATCTCCCACTCGTTGCCGCTCACGCTTTTGAACAAATTCATCGGCCAAGGCTTTTACCGGGCCCAGACCGGCCGCAAGTGCCGCCTCCTGAGTTTTCCGCCTTATCGCCTTGGCGGCAATGTCCTGTTCCGTATCGCCAAATCGCGGGAAGTACAATTCATAATAGTCTTTCGTTTCCTCCGGCCTGATCGTGGCGCCGCTCTGATGGCGCAACGTGTTCATAATCCAAGCATCGGCCGCGCTCTTGATTAGCCGATACTCTGGCGCAACCCAGTCATTGCCGAATACCGGGATTTTGTTTTTCATGCTGTCGGCAAGACCTACAAGCGCCTTCTGATCGCCAAGTTGCCCGGAGGCAACATAGCTGTTCATGAAATAATTCAGGGCATGGTGTTCCTCCGAAGTCAGTTTGATATTCTGCGTGTTGACGTTTGGGTTGAGAGTTTTCCAACCTTCCGTCTTCGCATCCCATTGCAAGAGGTTGTTCTGATATTCCTTCGTCGTAGGCGCCTCGCCCGCACTGATCTGCTGACCGAGCCTGACGATTTCCGATTGCGTCTTCTCGATATTGCCTTTGATTTGTTGTATCTCGAAAGGCGTTTTGGCGTTATCCAGCATTGTCTTTTGTGCCGACAATTGCTTATTCAGATAGTCGACATTATTCACCCGCTGCTCACGCAACAACTTATCGCGCTCTTTTTCACTCTCATCGGCCTTGGCGCGCGCATAAGTAAAATCCGTATCCTGCTGCTGTTCCTTCAATTTACGGAAGCTCTGTTCCGTCTCGTATCGAGCCCCAAATATGGCGCGAGTACTCTCGGACAAATTCGGGTTGTTCTTCTGCCTTAGCAAATATTCTTCTGCCGGCGTAGGCCCGGCAACACCGGGCCGCGTCGGCTTGGGCTCCGCATTCTTGATTGGCGGCGCCGCCTCGTTTGGAATAGGAACATTCGACGGATTGAACATTCCCCCTCTTGCGGGCGGTGTTACCTGGACCGGCATCGGAGCAATATCTGTCGGGATAGGAGGATTGCCCGCCGCCGCCATCTGCGGCGCAACCTGGGGCGCAGCCATGAATGATCCGGTAGGAAGTGAATTAGGCGCCGGTCCTGGTTCCGTCCCCTGCGGAGAAAGAGAAGCACTCATCAGAGCCTTAGCAACACGATCACGCGGGGCTGAACCAGGAGCAAAGCCGCCCGAGAGTGGGGGCGCTTCCTGTGTCATGTCCTGGCCGCTGATGAGATTAGGCGGAATAGCGGCCGCCATATCCGGAGACGGCGTTGTGGGAATATCCGCTATTCGCTCCACTGGCGGCCCGGGCGGAAGCTCAGGCGCGGGCGGCGGTGGCGGGCGCGAAGCCGGACCGGCCGGCAGCGCAATGGACGTAGCCGCAGTAGGCGCCGTGGTCGCAGGCGTATATCCGACCGGCGGCGGCGTATTAATCAGCCTTTCTTCTGCAACTCGTTGCTTCAATTCATCCTGCTTTAGTCCGCGCTCTGATAGAATGTCGCCAACGCTCTGCCCAAGCGAGAAAATGCCCTCGCCTATGTTCTTGGGATAGCCGTGCTCTTTCGCCGCTAGCGCCTGTGCAATCGCACGCCTGCGCTTGAGGTCCTCATACGAGAGACCCGTGCTGCCGCCGAAAATATTGCTGTCATAGGTGTCGCTCATGCCGCCCTCAATATCGAGCCCATAACCCGCTCAGGATTAATCGTCTTGCGCCCGCCGACCGAGCCCACGGCACCCGGATCAATCTTCTCAACGTCCTGCGCCATCGGGCCGATGTGGCTGATGCTCGACGGATCATCCTTGTATGAGAACTTGTAAATCGGAAGCCTTTTCACCTCGTCGCTGTCAACGTCGCCCACCTCTTGCACTGGCTGCGGCGTGGCGGCAAATACCGTGCCCACACGATGAATGTTTTCCTTCATGCGGCGGTCGGAGAACAGACTTGGATTGGAGAAATAGCCTTTCGCCACGTTGCCAGCTCCGCCGAGTAACCCGCCGAGAAGCTGGTTATAATTGGTGTTCTGCTGCTGGTAGTTCTGGAATTGCTGGCTGAAGTTCTGATTGAACAAATTTGCAATGTCCGTGTACGGAATTTGCTGTTGCGGCGTTTGCATGAAACCGGGCTGCTGTATCTGCGAGCCAGACAACAGCGCCGAAATCTCATTGATCGGCTGATTGCGACGAGCATATTGCTCTGACAGATATTGCGGGCGAAGCTGGTTCTGGAATGAGGCTTGCGCCTGCTGTCCGGCCCATTGTTGAGACATCGCCTGATTGTAGAATTGCTCGCGCTGTGCGGCCTGATTGAAATTGGCCTGCTGCGCCTGATTGGCAAAGGCGCCCCTGCCCTGCAATTGGTCATAGAGCGATTGCTGTGCCTGATTGGCGAATGACCCGCGCGCCTGCTCCTGCCCGAAGGCAGCCTGCTGCGCCTGATTGGCGAATGAAGCCCGTCCCAGTGCTTGTTGATAGGCTGCCTCTTGCGCGGCGTTTGCAAACGTACCCTTGCCCAATGCCTGTTGATAGGCTTGTTGCTGCGCGGAATTAACAAATTGTCCTTGCTGCATTTCGGTCTGAAATTTCGAGGTTGATGCCCGGTTGTATTCCTGGGTGCGCTGTTGCGCTTCCTGAAAGTCCTGCATCTGCGCGGCATTCTGAAACCCGGCCTGTTTGGCGGCCATGTCCATCATTCGTTGCTGTTCCTGGCCCGCGGTTTGCGTCACCGCGAGGCGCGCATCGTTCGCTTGCCTGTTGTAGCTGTCCATCGCGTTTTGATACGCGGCCGATCCGTATCTGATACCCTGGTCGGCTAATTGTTGTTCGATATGCTGCTGCTCCAACCCGAGTTGCGGATTAAGGCGGCCATACAGGGCTTCCTCGACGCGGCCTCGATCGGCGGAGAAACTGTCGGAGGGTCCGTAACTTCCCACAATCGGCATGTTTTGGTTGTTCGCGATATTGAACAAGTATCCGC